ACAGGTGTTACTGCTGGCACAGGTATTTCAGGCGGTGGGACTTCAGGAACCGTCACTGTTAATATGGACATTAACGGCTTAACCACGGAAACCAGTTTTCAAAGTACAGACTTAATACCTGTTTATGATGTTACTGCGGGTGCTATCCGTAAAGGAACAGTAGCTAATGTCGCTTTGGTAGGACCGAC